GTATGTACTGCTCGCCGCGGGCAAGGCGGTCGGCACGACGACGCCGCGGGTCCACAAGTACGTCTACGGCACCAACGCCTGGACGCACGAGGACGCGTCCGGCACCGCCGGGAACCCCGCCAGCTCGGCCGGCGGCACGGTCCGCTGGGGACTCTGGGAGACCGCCGACGACTTCGACGGCGACGTCGCCGTCACAGCGATCTTCGATCGGAACCTGACCGACGTCGAAGTCGAGCAGATGGTCGGCTCACTGACCCACTGGCATGCCCTCGGCCCAGTCGGCATGTGGGCGTTCGACCAGTCCGCCACCACGCAGAACGTCGTCGACCTCACCGGCAACGGCGCCAACCAGTCGAGCCTGACCGGTACGGCCGTGGCCACGGTCAGCGTCCCGATCCTCAGCTACGGGCACGACGTCCTGGCGCTGTCGGCGTCGGCGTCCGCCGGCGGCTCGGGCGCCACGGCCACCCCGTCCGTCGTGACCGCGGTGGCGTCCGTGCCCGCCCCGGCCGTGTCGGTCGGCAGCAACCTCGCGCCGCCAGCGGTCGCCGCGGTGGCAGCCGTACCTGGCCCCACCACGTCGGCGGGCTCGACCCTGGCGCCCGCAGCGGTCGCCGCGGTCGCGAACATCCCGGCCGCCACGGTCCAGATCAGCTCGGCCATTTCACCGGCCGCCGTCGCCGCCGTCGCCGCGGTCGCATCACCAGCGCTGTCCACCGGCGCCGGCGTGACACCGACGACGGTCGGTGCCGTGGCCGCCGTGCCGGCGCCCGTCGTGTCGGTCGGCTCCAACCTGGCGCCCGCCAGCGTCGCCGCCGTCGTCGCAGTTCCGGCGGCCTCGGTGTCGGCCGGTGGCAGCGCCACGGTCACCCCGTCCGCTGTCGCCGCAGCGGTGGCCGTCCCGGCTCCGACGCTGTCCGCCGGCGTAACGATCGCCACGTCGGTCGTCGTTGCGACGTCCGCCTTTCCGAGCCCGGCGTTGTCTGTCGGCGCGACGCTCGCCGCGGCCACCGTAGCCACGGTCGCCGCGGTCAACGCGGCCACCGTCGCCGCCGGCTCCAGGGTTAGCCCGCCCGCCGTCACCGCGGTCGTCGCCGTTCCCGCAGCGACCCAAAGCGCGGGGTCTGGTGTCACCGCAGCGGTCGTCACGGTCGCGGTCACGGTCCCGGCGGCGGCGCCGGCCACCGGATCCACCCTCACGCCCGCCGCGGTCGCTGTGCTCGCGTCCGTACCCGGTGGGTCGGTACTCGTCGGCGGGGGAGCCCTCGTCACCGCGGCCACCGTCGCCGCCGTCGTCACCGTCCACGTTCCGCGTGTACGGACCGGGGCGGTCCCGGCCACCTCGACGGCCACCGTCGCCGCGCGACGAACCGGCAGCCCGGCTACGGCAGCGCGACGCATCTCCGCCGCCACCGTGACCGCCCGCCGTACCTCCACGCCGACCGCGACCGGGGGGTGAGCGTGGCCGAGGTCTTCTACAACCACGCCAGCGAGCTGGCGACCACCTCCAACACCTTCCAGGTCGACGGCGTCGACACCGACCCGACGACGGTGTCCCTCATCGTCACCCCGCCCGACGGCGCGGCCGTCACCTACACCTACGCCGCAGCCGAGATCACCAAGACGGCGACCGGCGTCTACGCCAAGGACATCTCCTGCACGTCCACGGTGCCCGGGGTCTGGAACGCCGTCTGGGTCGGCACCGGCGCGGCCAGCGACGTCGTCACCGTCACCTGGAACACCACCAGCACCGACCTGTCCGGGCTGTACTGCACACCCGAGTTGCTCAAGGACCGGGTCGGGATCTCGTCCACCGACCGGTACGACGACGTGTCCATCCTTGCCGCCTGCCGCGCCGTGAAGCGGTGGATCGACCGGCACTGCGAACGCCACTTCAACCGGGTCACCTCGACGAAGACATTCACCCCGACCGGCCTGTACTGCCTCGACGTCCCCGACCTCGTCTCCGTCACCACCCTCAAGACCGACGTCGACGGGGACGGCACCTACGAGGTGACGTGGTCCGCATCCGACTACCAGCCCCGCCCCGTCAACGCGGCGGTCGAACTGGAGCCCGAGCCGTACACGGAGATCCACGCCGTCGGCGCCTACCAGTTCCCGTGCGCGTACCGGTCCGGCCCCTCACGCACCGACCGGATCCAGATCGCCGGGGTGTGGGGCTGGCCCGAGGTCCCAGACCCCATCGTCGAAGCGGCGAAGATCCTGGCCGGTGACTACCTGAAGCTCGGCGGCATGGCCTTCGGGGTCGCCGGCTACGGCGAGTACGGAGCCGTCCGGGCCCGGATGAGCAGCCCCGCACTGGAGATGCTCGCCCCCTACCGACGTAGCCCGATCCTCATTGCGTAGCGGCTGGTGGTGAGCGGTGGCCACCATCCAGCAGATCCGTGAGGCGATCGGCGAGCGGCTGCTCACGCTCGACGGCATGCGGGTCGCGCAGGAGTGGAGCGACCCGATCAACGTCTCCGGGAACGCCCTCGTGGCCGTGGTCGAGTACGCCGGAGCCAGCTACGACGACGTCTTCAACGACCAGGGACACGCGATCCTGTTCGGAATCGTCGTGCTGGCCAGCAAGTCGGGTCCGGACGACCGGAGCGGCAAAGACAAGATCGACAGCCTCAACGACCCGACGCCTGGCTCCACGACCTGCCTTCGGCGGCCCGTCAACGGCAACCTCGGCGGCATCGTCGCCTCCGCCACGGTGAGGTCCAGCAGCGAGTACAAGGAGTACACCCCGGGCGACGTCCCTTACCTGGGCTGCGAATACGTGGTCGCGGTGATGACGTGAGGTGGCTCGCCTGCGCGCCGGGGCCCGCCTTCTCCGTGAAGGACGTCCACGACGGGTACGTGGAAGCGCTCCGCTCCGCCGGTGAGCAGGTGGTCGACTACCCGCTCGGCGACGCCCTGACCTTCTACGACAGCGTCCTGCTCCAGGCCGGAAGCCACTCGTTCCGCAAGGCCCTGTCCGGGCAGCAGGCGACGGAGATGGCCGCCGGCCGGCTCGCCGGGGCGCTGTACCGGGTGCGCCCCGACGTGCTGCTCGTCACGAGCGGATTCTTCGTCGACACCGACCTGCTCGCCCTCGCCCGCCGCGACGGGATCCGCATCGTCGCGATCCTGACCGAGCAGCCCTACGAGCACACCCGCGAGCTGGAGCTGGCCCGGCACTGCGACCTGGTCCTGCTTACCGACCCGGTCAACCTGCGCGACTTCCAGCAGGTCACCCGCGCCGTCCACGCCCCGCACTGCTACCGGCCGGACGTTCACAGCCCCGGCCCGGTCGATCCGGTGCTGGCCTGCGACTTCGCGTTCGTCGGCACCGGCTACGCCAGCCGGATCCAGTTCTTCGAGCGCATGGACCTGACCGGCCTCGACGTGTTGCTCGCCGGCAACTGGCAGCAGGTCGCGGACGACTCGCCGCTGCGGCGGATGGTTGCGACCGGGCCGGCGGACTGCCTCGACAACACCGCCGCGGTCGAGGTGTACCGCAGCGCGCAGGTCGGGATCAACCTCTACCGCCGCGAGGCGGAGGACGGCGCCGCCCAAGGCTGGGCCGTCGGGCCCCGCGAGATCGAGATGGCCGCCATCGGCGCGTTCTTCCTCCGCGACCCGCGGCCCGAAGGCGACGAGCTGCTGCCGATGCTGCCGACCTTCACCAGCCCGGAGCAGGCATCCGACCAGCTCAGGTGGTGGCTCAGACACCCCGACCTCCGTGGGGCCGCCGCGCTCAAAGCGCGCGAGGCCATAGCCGACCGCACGTTCGACCACGCTGCCGCGCGCCTGCTGCGGCTATTGGACAAGGAGTAGCCGTGGCTCGCATCGCTGGCCGAAACGCCGTCATCTACCTCGGGGCCACCACATCGGCGGCCGCGAGCCCGATCACGTACCAGAACACCTGGTCGATGAACTTCACCAGCGAAAAGATCGACGTCACGGCGTTCGGGGAGTCGACGAAGACCTACGTCGCCGGCATCGCCGACGCGCAGGGCGAGTTCGCCGGCTTCTACGACGACGCGTCCGCGCAGACCTACACCGCGGCGATCGACGGACTGAGCAGGCGTTTCTACCTATACCCGAGCAATTTGCTCACCACGCAGTACTTCTTCGGCACCGTCTTCGCGGACATGTCGATCAACGCTGCCGTGGCAGGTGCGGTCGAGGTCAGCGCGTCCTGGAACGCTGCCTCGACCATCGCCAAGGTGGGTTAGGTGGTCGACATCGAGTTCCGGGGAACCGAGCAACTCGATGCCCTTGCCGACCGGCTCGCCGGAGCGCCGCGGCGACTCCGGGACCAGCTCCGGTCCCGGATGTCTGCGGCCGCCCGCCCGGCGGCGCAGGACGTGCGGCGGGAGATCCGCTCCGTGTCCATGGCGCAGACGAAGCGGTGGGCGGCGAAGTCCCAGCGACCGGTCGGGAACCGGCTGGGCCGCGGGAGCAGTCCGCTGCGGACCCGGGTCGCCCAGGCGGTCGAGGTCCACGCCCAGGCCGACGGCGACGGTGTCCGCGTCGAGATCGAGCTGAAGGAAGCCCAGGTCGCGGCGCGGGCGCGGTGGTTGGTGCCGTTCATCGTCGGCAGGAAGAAGCGCCTCCGCCACCCGTTCATGGGCCGGTGGCGTCACGCCGTGCAGGCCACCGGCGACCTGAATGTCTGGTGGCCCACGTTGCAGAAACACATCCGCGACTTCGCGCGCGCCCGGGACCGGGCAGTCGCCGACGTCGAGCGTTACCTGGAGGGCTGACCGTGCCACGGATCCGGATGTGCGACTCCGACCGGGAGAAGTACGGAGGACCCGAGTGGGTGGAGATCACCCTCACGGAGATCATGGACGAGGAGGCCGGGATCATCGGCCAACTGGAGCAGCGGTGGGACATGTCGCTGGCCGAGTTCATGAGCGGCCTCCGACGCGAACTGACCCGGCCCTGCCAGGCGCTCATCTGGATCGCCCGCCACAAGGCCGGCTGCGCCGACCCGCCCGCCACCTTCTCCCCGAAGATCCAGGTGTCAAGCGGCGTCACCTACGAGCCGCTGCCGGCCGAGTCCGAGGCCGCTGATGCCGACCCCCCGGTCAACCGGGCGGAGCGCCGGGCCGCCAAGAAAGCCAGTGGCAGGAAGACCCGGGCCGGGTCAAAGATCTCGTCGACGAGCACTGGACCAGCTTCGCCCGACTCCTGAACGCCCAGCCAGCCGATGCCCTCCGCTGGCCGTACCGGTACCTGATCTACGCCGTCGGCTACGTCGCAGCGGTGAACGCGCAGCAGCGGGGGTGACCTCGTGGTTCAGCTCCGCGTCGACGTCGAAGCCGCCCGGGCGCGCAGCGAGTTCAACGCTACGAGCCGCACGGTCAACGGCTTCCGCAGCTCGATCCAGGCCACCCAGCGCGCCGCCGACGATCTCGGCGACGAGCTGGCGACCGCCAATGCCAGGCTCGCCCAGTCGACCCGGGTATTCGACGCCGCGGAGCACGCCGCCGACGATGCCGCCGACGAGGTCCGTCGGCTTCAGGCTCAGATCGCCGCCCTCGGCGGACCCGCCCCCCAGCACCTCGTCGACCAGCTCCAGCAGGCCGAGGACACCCTCCGCGACGCTGAGCGCGAGGAGCAACGCGCCCTCGACACCATGGGAGACCTGGCCGACGAGGCCAACCGGGTGCAGCGCGCCTGCGACGACGCCGCCGACGAGGTTCGTCGACTGACCCGGGAACTCGCCGTCGCCGCCGCCGAGGCGGACCGGCTACGGCGGGCCATGAACGACGCGGACCGGCGGGCGAACAACCCGCTCCGGGGGGCACAGCGCGGCTTGCTCGGATTTCGCCGGCAGCTCGACAACGCGTTGCAGCTCAACGGCAACGGGCTGCGGAACTCGCTCCGCGAGGCGTGGAACACCATGCCGATCGAGCTGAAGTTGGCCATCGTCGGCGCCGGTGTCGGGATGGCCACCATCCTCGCCGGCGCAATCGGTTCCGTGCTCAACGCGGCGCTGCTTGGCGTCGTCGGCCTCGGAGTCCTAGGCGCCGTGGTAGCGGTAGCGGCGAAGACGAGCAATGCGGTCCAGGCCGCCTTCTCGGACACGTTCAGGCCCATCACCAGCCAGATCGCCGAGTTCGCCCGCGAGGTCGGCGAGGGTCCGCTGATCAAGTCGGCGAAGATCTTCGGCGACACCTGGCACGACATCTCCGCCGACGTGCGCGACCTGTTCAAAGACGCCGGCGAGCACATCGAACCGCTCGCGTCCGGCCTCGCCCAACTCGTCGAAAACGTGATGCCCGGCCTGCGTGAGGGACTGCAGGCCGCCGGGCCGGTTCTGGACGAGCTGGCCGCCTCCCTGCCGGCGATCGGAACCGCGATCTCCGACATGTTCCACGACCTGTCCGAGGACGGAGCAGCTCAGGGCGCGGTCAAGGGAATGCGCGTCCTTGCGGCCACCGTTATCGCCACGTTCCGGACTATTGGTGCCGTGGTCGGCTGGCTGTCCCGCCAGTTCAACACCACCACGATGTTCGTCGCGGACATGCTGACGCTGCTCTCGCACATCCCCGTCATCGGCAAGATGTTCGAAGGGGCCGCGGCCTCGGCCCGCGACTTCGCCAACGCCGGGTCCGGAACCGGCCGGGTCCTCGGCGAGACCGCAGAAGCGGCGGACGACGCCAGCACCGCGATGTACCGGCAGTCCGCGGCGGCGCGCAAGGCGGGGGAAGAGCTCTACAACCTCACCCGGCGACTCGGTGAGCTCCTCGACCTGGAGCTCGGCGTTGCCGACGCGAACATCAACTGGGAGCAGACCTGGGACGACCTCACCAGGTCGGTCCAGGAGAACGGCCGCAGCCTCGACATCCACACCGAGAAGGGCCGCGCCAACATGCAGGCGCTCCGCGACTCGGCCGACGCCGCGCGACAGAAGTTCGAAGCGGACATCGCCGCAGCCGGCGGGGCAAGCGCCTCCGCAGAAGCAACCGCCGCCGCGACCCAGAAATATCTCGCCGACCTAGGCGCACTGCGCGAGCACGCACGCGCGCTCGGCCTCGATACGACAAAGATCGACGAGGTCATCGCCGCCTATCAGCGGATGGCCGCGCAGTCCGACATACACAAGACCATCACCGTCGAGCGGAAACTCCTGGGCCCGGCACTGGGCCCGGCGTTCGGGTTCCGTGGCCTCGCCTCAGGCACCAAGTCGGCCCCGCCCGGGCTGACGTGGGTCGGCGAGAAGGGGCCGGAACTGGTCCGATTCCGCGGCGGCGAAGAGGTGCTCAACGCCATGGACTCGGCCAGGGTTGCCGGCGCCCGAGCGGGCGCTACCCAGGCAAGAGCCGCCTCGGCGGCGTTCGCGGCCAACCCCGCCCAGCAGCAGGTAACCCAGGTCCAGCTAGTCGTAGCTCCCGGTTCGGGTGGTCAGCTCGGGCAGGTCATCGAGGGTCTCGTCCGCGCCCGCATCCTCCGCCTCAGCGTCGTGAACGGCAAGGTGGTGGCGTGACGTCCGACGTCGAGGTCCAGGTCTACGTCAACGGCACATGGACCGACGTGGCCAGCTTCGACACCGACACCCACCCCCTCGCCGCACCGATCACGATCACCCGGGGCACGCAGGGCGCCTCGGCGTCGGCGCAGCCCACCGACGTGTCCATGGCGCTGCGGGACCTCGACGGCATCCTCAACGATTTCAACGCGATGTCCCCGCTGTACGGGCTCCTCGGCCGCAACACGCCACTGCGGGTGCTGTGCGATGCCGACGTCCGGGCGACGGTGGAACTGGCCTCGCTCGCCCCGGAGTGGGACGAGACGGCCCGGGACCTGGTTGTGCAGGTCCAGGCGTCCGGGATCAGGCGGCGCCTGGAAACCGGGACCCGACCGCTGAGGTCCGCGCTGTACCGGGCGATCATTGCGTCGTCGCCGGTCGCGTACTGGTCGCTGGAGGACGGCAGCTCAGCCGAATCGGCAGAGGCTGCCGTCGGTGGGACGCCGCTCACCGGCGCGGCGAAATTCGGCACCGCCGACGGACCCGGCGGCTCGGCGAAGGTGCTCCAGGCCGTCTACGACCCATACCCGGATCCGATCCCGGACCGCTCCACGAACATCGAGGCCAACTTCCTCGTGTCCGCGTCGATGACGTGGCGGGTCGAGATCGTGGCCCAGTTCCCCGGCTTGCCGGTCGTCCTGTTCGCACCCGTGTACCTGCTGGAGTGGACCACCGCCAAGTCCATGGACCGGTGGCTGCTGCTGGTCTCGGAGGCCGACAACACCCTCCGGATCCGGTATCGGATCGCCGGCGTGGAAACCACGGTCGCCACGACGGCCTCGCCGCGCGATGGGGAGTGGCATCACATCCGCGTCGACGGTGCCCCATCCGGTTCGGACGTCTCACTCCAGGTCTACTTCGACGGGGCGTCCGTGCTGAGCACCACCGTGACCGGGGCGACGGCGGCGGTTCCGGTCAGCGTCCACTACTTCAACTTCGAGGACGTCGACCCGGAAGCCCTACCGGCGTTCGGGCACATAGCGCTGTGGGACTCGCATCCCACCACTGACACGGTCGAGGCCACGTTCGGGTGGCTCGGGGAGACCGCCGCCGCGCGGATGGCGCGACTGTGCGCCGAGGAGTCCGTGCCGTTCCAACTGGTCGGCACCGCGGGCGACACCACCGTCATGGGCCCCCAATCCACCGAGGTCACCTTCGTGGAGATCCTCGACGAGTGCGCCGACGCGGACCAGGGAATCCTGTACGAGCCGCGCGCCGGCGTTTCGGGGCTGCCCGGCTTCGCCTACCGCACCCGCACCGACCTGTACAACCAGGCTCCCGCCGTCGACCTGGACTACGGGTCCAGGCATCTCAGCCCGCCGTTCCAGCCGACCACCGACGACGCCCAGGTCCGCAACGACATCAGCGTGTCCCGCCCGAACGGGTCGACCAAGCGCTACACCATCCCGGACGACGACGCGCTGCACCTGTCGACGCAGCCCGCACCGGACGGTGTCGGGACCTACGACGAGTCGTTGACGGTGAGCGCCGAATCCGACGAGCAGCTGCCCAACATCGCCGCGTGGTTCGCGCACGTCCGGTCGTGGCGCGAGCAGCGATTCCCCGTCATCGGCGTGAACCTCGCCTCACCCGTTTACACCGCAAACCCCACGCTGACCGGCCAGATCGCCGCAGTCGACCTCGGCGACGTCATCACCGTCGACACGTCCGCCGCACCCCGGTGGACGCCACCCGACGAGCTGGCGCTGATGGCCCGCGGCACCACGGAGATCCTCACCACCCGCGAGCGACGGATCACGTTCAACTGCGCACCGGCCCAGCCGTACGCGGTGGGCGTGATCGAGGGCACCGGGGCACCGACCCAGCCGACTCTTCGGCTGGAGACGAGCGGATCGGAGATCAGCCGGGACATCACGACCACGGCCACCACGGTCCGGGTGTGCTCGACCGGCGGGAACGCGCTGTGGGCGACCTCCGCCGGGTTCCCGGCGGACTTCCCGATGGACATCGGGTTCGGCGGGGAACGCGCCACAGCCACCGCGGTCGCGGCGATGGCGGCGGCATCCTTCGTCGGCGCCGGGACCGCGGCGCACGGCAACAACGCCTCCGTCGTCCCCGGCCTACCGGGCAGCCTCACGGCCGGCGACCTCCTCATCATCGAGGCGGCCATCCGCAACAGCGGCACGGGCACCTGCGACGAGCCGTCCGGTTGGGACACCCTCGCCACGTCCGGCAACCTCGCCCTGTTCGCCACCCGGTACACATCCGGTCTCGCGGCACCCACGGTGTCGTTCACCGGCGGCGTCGCGAACGCCACCACGTCGGCGCAGATGTTCGCGTTCCGTGACGCGTCCACGGTCGTACTCAACTCCGCCACCCAGCTCAACAGCTCCGCGGCGAACATCGGCACCCCGGCGCTGGCCGTCGAGGCGGACTACTGCCTCATCCTCGCCGCCGGCTGGAAGCAGGACGACTGGACCGGCTCGACGACGCTCGGCGGATTCACCGAGGCCGGCGACACCTCGTCGACGACCGGCGACGACCAGGGCATCACCCTCGTGTACCGGATCGACACCACCGCCACGCCGGTGAGCCCGGACGCCTTCGTCATCACCGGCGGTGCCAGTGCGATCAGCCGCTCGATCGTCGTCGCGCTACGCGCCGGTCAGCAGGCGTTCACCGTCACCCGGTCGGTGAACGGCGTCGTCAAGGCCCACGCCGCCGGCACCCCTGTCCGGCTCTGGAAGCCACCGGTTCTCGCCGAATAAGGAGGACAAGGTGACGTTCCCGGCTGGCCACGTGCTGCTCGCCGACGAGATGACCGACGTCGGTCGGCTGCTCGACCCGCCGCGCGCCCGGCTACGGCAGACCACGCTGCACGCCCTGACCAACGCGGCGTTCACCAGCATCCAGTTCCAGTCCGAGGACTACGACACGGTCAGCGGGCACGACAACGTCACCAACAACTCCCGCTACACCTGCCAGGTGGCCGGGCTGTACGTGTTCACCGGCAAGGTCGCGTTCGCCGCGAACGCCACCGGCCAGCGGGCGATGCAGTGGGCACTGAACGGCACGGCGGTGTCCGGGAGCCAGGACTCGTGGCCCGCGGTCGCCGCGGTCGAGCGTCAGTTCGTGGCCACCACGTACGAGGCCGTCCTCGCGGTCAACGACTACGTGGAGCTGCAGGCGTTCCAGGACTCCGGTGGTTCGCTGAACACGTCCGTGGCGACTGCGGGAACCCAGTCGCTGATGACGGCGCGCTGGGTCGGCTCAGGCTGAGGGGGCTGCGGTGACCAACGCATCCGCCCGCAGCGACTAGATGACGTGAGGGCTGAGCCCTGACCCTTTTCGTCGTCGACTGCTCGAAGTACCAGGTCGAGCGGCCGGATCCGCTGGTCCTGGCCACGGCGCAGTCGGCCGGGGTCTCGGTCGTCAACATCGCCATGGACCGCGGCCGCCAGGACGACGCCCTCCCACCCTGGGCGCGCGGGTACGCCGACACCGCCCGCCGGCTCGGGATGGGGATCAGCACCTACCGGTGGCTGGACTCGCGGATGTCGGGCCGCGACAGCGCCCGCCGCGCCTACGACCGCGTCCTGTCCCTCGGCGGACCCGTCGGCATGGCCCACGTCGTCGACTGCGAGGCCGACGCCGACCAGCAGACCCTCCGCGACTACGTCACCACGATGACCGGGCTCCTGGGCCGTCCTGTCGCCCTGTACTCCGGCAGGTGGTGGCTCCAGCCCCGCGGCTGGCAGGTCGCCGACCTGTGCCCGTACCTGTGGGCCGCCCCGAACGCCGGCTATCTGCCCGCATACCCCGGCGACAGCTCCGAGCACTGGAGCGTCGACTACGGCGGCTACCGGACCCTCGCCGCCATGCAGTACGCCGTCGCCCCGCTACCCGGTACCGGGGCCTGCTCTCTGTCCGCCATCCGCGACCGCCGCGTGTGGGAAGTGCTCATCGGGGAGGTGCCCGTGCCGACCTACGCGCAGATGCAGGCCGAACGCTGGTACGCGGAGGAGATCGCCACACCGGAGCTTCTCGACCTGGGCCGCCGGATGTGCTCGGCGCTCGGTGTCCCCCTGGCCAACTTCGGATCCAAGGGGGACAACCAGCACCTCAACGGCGGGCACCGCAGCCAGGCGTGGATCGAGAACTCACGCTGGTGCACGAACCGCACGTACGCCACCGAATCCGGGCTGACGGCGACGGAGAAGCGGTGGCTGTCGGCGTTCGACATCACCCCCGCCACCCGGGATCAGATGCTGCGGATCTCGCAGAACGTCGACCGGGTAACCCGGGCCGGGCAGCTCGAAGAACTCGTCGAGTGGTACGGCAACACCAACGACGACCAGCGCGTCGACGGCTGGGACAACATCCGCAACGCGGTCGCCTCCTCGGACTCATCGCACCTGTGGCACCTGCATGGCCGATTCAGGCGCAAGGTCATGCGCGACCCGGAAGTCATGGACCGCGTGTTCAACGCGGTCATCAACGGCACTGGAGGAGACGACGACGTGAACGCCGAACAGGACCTACTGCTCACCGGTGACGCCTGGCGCACCGAAGCGCTCATCAGCGACCGCGAAAAGGTAGCCGGTGGTTCCGGCGTCGCCGGTCAACCGAACCTGCTCCGCGCCCGCCTCGTCGGCATGGAGGCCAAGGTCGACCAACTGCTCACCGCCGCGGACGCGGACGCGGTCCGAGACGCCGCGATGAAGGCCGTCCTCGACGCTCTCGCGGCCGGCGGCACGTCCGTCGACACCGCCGCGGTCATCGCCCGGATCAACGAGGTCGCCGCCGCCGAGAGCACAACGGTCGCGGGACTGCGCGCCGAGGTGGCGAGCCTGCGTGCCGACCTCGCCGAGGCAGCGCAGGCCGCCGCCGACGCGTTCGACGCCTGACCGCGCACACCTGCCACCTAGACCCCGTGGCAGGCATCACAACCCGCTGATCGGGTGGGTACTCCGAAGCGGAGATAGGAGCGGCGGTGCGTGAAGGCCGAGCGATTTCTGACGCTGGCGGCGGACGCGGCGGTGATCCTCATCGGTGGGGGAGGTATGGCGCTCCAGCTGTACACGTTCCTGCGGTACGGGCGGATCGACGCTGGCGTGATGGCTACCCTGGCGACACTGCTTGGCGGGCGGACGGCGGTCGGGGTCTGGGCACTGCGGCCGGCATCGCCTGGCGAATCCGCCACGCCCGGCGGACCGTCCCCGTCTACGCCATCCTCACCTTCGCTGCCGTCCTCCTCACCGTCTACGCCCTCCTGAGGCGGTGACACGAGCGTGATGGAGCGGGCCCGCGAACTGACGATGCCGGTCTGGTACACGGTCGGCATCGTCATCCTGATGCTGGTCGGTCTCGGCATGTTCAACCTCCTCTACATCAACGTCGCCGTGTCCCGGCAGGACCGGGTGGAGCGGGAGTCCGACCGCCGCTGGTGCCAGCTCCTCACCACGCTCGACGACGCGTACCGGGCAGCCCCGCCGCAGTCCGAGACCGGTCGGCGGCTCGCCACCGACATCCACAAGCTGCGCCAGGATCTCGGCTGCGGCTGATGCGACGGATCACGCTGCTCGACCACGTGCTGGCCTTGCTTGCACAGATGGATCTGCGCTACCAGCAGCGGTTCGACGCTCAGCAGAAGGCCCTCGACGCCGCGCTGCTGGCGGCCAAGGAAGCCGTGCAGACCGCGCTACTGGCGGCGAAGGAGGCTGTGATCAAGGCCGAGGTCGCGACCGAGAACCGACTGACACTGCTCAACGAACTGCGCTCCGGGGTAGCCACGAAGGAGCAACTGGAGTCGGCGGCGGATCGGCTGGCGGACCTGAAGGAGCGGCTGGACAAGCTTGAAGGCCGCAGTAGCGGCGCCACCCAGTTGTGGGCCTGGCTGGTTGCCGCCGCCGGGGTCGCGGTGGCCGTGGCCGCATTCGTCGCGCGCTGAACAACGTGGTGGTCAAGATGTTGATCGACGACGGGTCCGGCCCGCCCATCTGCGACCGGGCCGGCTGTGACCAACCCTGGCCCGGACGACCCGGCAAGCAGATGCCCGGCGGCTACCGCGCCAGCCGCGACACGAACGGCCGCCCGATCATCCAGCTCTACTGCTCCGAGACATGTGCGCTGGCCGACGACGGCCGCGGCACGGACGGACTCGGACTCTCCTGAGGAGGCACCCATGCTCGCCGTCGTCGCCCTGATCTGCTTCGTGCTCGCGCTGTTCCACGCCCACCTCGGCGGCATCGACTTCGTCGTCCTCGGCCTGGCCTTCGTCGCCGCGCACCTCGCATTCGCCGGGTTCGCCGCCTGGGGACCGTGGCGGAACAGGGCCTGACGTGTCCCTCTGGACAGTCGGCTGGCTGCTGTGGATCGCCTGGTTCGCCGTCCAGGAAGGCGTCGCGCTGTTCAACAAGTCCGCAAATGACACGCTTTCGGAACATGTATGGGACTGGCTGAACGTCTACGACAAGCGGCCCACCGCGCTCACCGTCATGGGACGTACCGCGCTCGCCATCGGCGGCATCTGGCTGGCCGGACATTTCGCCATGGGCTGGTGGACGCCTACCCATCCCTGGCCCGGCTCCTAAAGGAGAAGAAGATGACCAGCACCAGCAGCACCACCAACCCCGACGTGGTGACCGGCACTGCCACCGAACCGGTACTCAGCCGCGCCGCGATCGTCACCGTGGCCACCGCCCTCCTCGGCGTTCTCGTCGCCTGGGGGCTGCCGCTGGACAACACCCAGCAGGCCGCGGTCCTCTACGCCATCGGACTGGTCGCCCCGCTCGTCCTGGCGTGGTGGGCGAGGCGGAACGTCAACTCGCCGGCCACCATGTCCAAGGTCGTCAACCGGCGGCAGTAGCTGCCAGCCTCCTTCCAACTGCTGCCGACCTAGCAGCAACCCCCCGAAGGCGCTGCTCTCCTCCCCGCAAGCCGGCCCGGTCACCACTCGGTGGCCGGGCCGGCTTCCTTATGTCCGGGTGGGGGTCTCCGGGTCAGGTCAGCTCCGCCCAGGTGGGCAGTGGCACGGTGGTCGCGGGGACGCCAACCAGCTCGTCGGCCGCCTGGCGGGCGAGGATGTCGGGCAGGAGGCTGGCGATGATGTTCGCCACGGTTTCCCCGTGGAACCTCCACGCGTAGCTGTGCGCGGTGTTGGTCACCAGGAGAGTGCCCTCGTCGATCCCGGTGGCGGCGATCAGGCCGCCGGTGACCGTGAGCCGGACATTGGCGGTGCCGAGCACCGCCTCCTCGTGGGTGTCCGACCGCGGTTGGACCCAGACGGAGAGCCGGCAGGTGCGGGAGGTGGCGTAGGCGTACGCGTCCTCGTCGTAGCCGGCGTCCTCGACCGGCTCGTCCCACTCCAGGATGGCCTGCACGTGCGACCGGTCGCAGAGCGCGACCCAGCCGGCCATCAGCCGCCCCGCGGCGCCGAACACCTCGGGCCTGCGGTCGCGGAGGTGCCATCCGGGCTCCAGCGGACGATCGCGGTGATCGTGACGCGCTGGCCGGCGAGTG